TCGGAATAGACGGACTGGACGCGGCCCTTGCTGTCCTTTCCGACTGCCAGAAGATCGGCCTTCGGATCATCACTGTAGCGCACATCAGTCCATGCCGGCGGGATCTTCAGCTTTGCAATATGCTCAGGCAACGGCGAGCCGTTTGCTTGGACGCGCCGCCCATCCACGATCTTCGTCTCTTTGAGATTCGCGCGCGATCTACCAGATACCTGCCCGCTACTGTGACCCGCCTTACTGCTGCCACTGCCACTTGGGACGAACTTCCCATCCTCGTCGCGTGGATGCTCTTCTTCCCGAAACTCGGCCTCGTCGCGGGCGAATAGGCGCATCGTACCGCCTCTGCGCAGCCCAACACGATCCGGCGCTGCTACCCGCGCTTCCTGGCCACCACGTTCGCGGCTGACGGCCTCGCGCGCCTTCCCAGGCATCGCTACTGCTGCCGCTAGCTGTCCGGCCGGGGCGCCAAGGTCGGGGCCGAGAGACGCCTCCTGCTCTGGCGGCATGATGCCGTCCGGCGGTTCCTCAGCTTCCAGCGGCGGCTCTGGCACGTCTTCCACGTCAAGATTAGCATAGGGGCTGTCAGGTTCTGCAGCCAGCCGTTCACGAACCTCAAGAGGATCGATGATCCCGGCCTGCACCAGCTCGACGTCCGCATCCACGTCCACCTTCCGCTTCTGCGACAATTCCAACGCAGACAGCGCGCGCAACGGCTCAAACGCGAAAGTAATCTCCGGATCGACCTCGCCAAATTCGGAGATCTGGATCAGCCGCAATAGCGTCGTTAGATTGGGACGAAAGAAGTTCTCCTGATACGCGCTAACCGACTGCTCAAATATTTGTATCTCGCCTTCGGATGATGCATTCAGACCGTGCGGCGTCAGACCGAGCAGAATAAGGACCGGGAAACCGCCGGCAAGACACAGCCTTTCCTCTGCCTGCGCCAGCAGGGCATCCAGCGAGCCGAGCGGAGTTGAAACATTGAAAAACTCCTCTGCCTCGCCCTCCGCGCCCTTCTGGAGCACCAATAAACCGTTGTTGTCGCGCATGGCGTTGAACAACCGCATGCGCTTGAATAGTAATTCGCCGTCCGACGCAAGACGCTCCGCCAGGTCCGTCTTGATCCCCATAACGCTGAATGAGTGGATCAAGTCCGAAACACTGTGCCAATCCCGCACCCAACTATCAACATATGGCTTCATCATTTGCGAGAGAGACAGCCCGCCAAATGCATATGCTGGTTGCAGAAGATCAGGAACCGGACGCGCCACGAAACGCAACAAACGCGAGGCATGCACTTCCTTGCCCTGCACAAACCAGGACGTCGGCAAATACCAATCCGGCTGCAACGGATCACTGCTGTCGTATTGCGTCGGATAACACCAAACCGCCTCCACAGTCCCGATGCGCTTCAGCTTCCTGCCGGCCAGCTTCTGCGCGCTGATGGCCGTGGTGCCATCGCCGATCGACGTGCGCAACTCCTCGCGGTCGTTTACATCGCAGCAGTCAATGAACAAGTGCGAGCGGCCAAAGAAGCTATCTTGGACGGACAAACGATGAAACACTTCTTTGACATTGAGCCGCCTCATTGCTTCCTCAAGGCCGGCAATCTTCTCGCTTTTGTCGTCTCCGCCAGTCGATTGTAGCTTGATCCATTTTCTCGTGGCATGCAGCGCCAGAATCTCTGCTGCTCGCCGATACTCGGTTCTCGTCGACAGCTCTGCCAGTAATGGATACCCCAGCCACGGCATACCATCCAGGAACGATGCTGGCATGTTTGCCGCCGCCCAGGCAAGCGGCTGTGCGAAATCCTGATCCAGTGCCAGTTTCGTGTTCGGCGGCAATACTCCCGGCGGCGGAACGGCCGGGGTAAAGAAGGCATCGCGGGTCGGCGCGGGCGATGCGCCATAGCGCCGTCCTGGCGCGCTCGCTCTAGCCAGTAACGATTCCGTTATTTCCGGCTTGGAATAAGAACGAGAAGCATCTCTCGCCGTGGGCGACGTCGATTTAGTCTTTCTGCTCACCACGAGTGCCCCGCCTCTATCCGTTCCAGTAGCCGGTCGCTAATTATCATTGGCCGTGACTTCAGCCCGACCAAAGCGAATGCCCGACTGGCCGCATCAACCTGGTCATCCTTAATGCCGTTCGGAAATGCCGCCAGTTCATCCAGGAAAGCAGCATTCCACGGCGCACGAACAATTGCAACATTGCCGCCGTTTACTTGGCTTGCAAACAACGATGCTCTTGTCGCTTTGTCTCCAGTTTCTGGCGATGTTTCCACTTGATAGCCTGCTAGCATTTTCACGAAAGCAAGTGCCTGCGCCTTGCCTGCCTGCCCGGGATCCTGCGGAAGACTCTGGCGAACAGCAACTCCGTCTTGCTTGGCCACGTTGCGAATCGCAGTTTCCACCTCATCAGGGCCGCCGCGGAAGCGCAAAACATCGAGCACTACGTAGCCACCGGTTGGCATTCTGGCCAGCTTCACTCCGACCGTCCAATCGGGATCGCGGATGCCCAGTTGCTTCGTTGCTGCAAGATCCCATCCTCGCCCCACAAGTGCGCCGCGTAGATCCGGGGCGACTTCCAATACGTCAATCTTGCCAATCTTGAATAACGAGCCTTCCGCAGTGCGTGGGCTTTGCTGGTAAAGAGCCTGCCAATCGCGCATTGCGCCCGCTTCTTGATACTCTGCGTAGGCCTTCCTCAGCTCCTCGCCATAGCGGTAGGACGGGTCATCATCCCACAACCACTCACCAGGCGCGCGTCCAAGCGGATCGTTCTCCTCGGCGATGGCTGGAATACTAATCACACGCCAAAGACCCTTTTGCCGATCCAGCAGGCGGCCGCCCAAGTCATCGGGGTGCCACCTCGTCATAATCACAATGATTGTCGCTTCTGGTTTCAGCCGAGTTCGCAGATCGCCGACGAACCATGCCCACTGACTTTCGCGAACGACTGCGCTTTCTGCATCCGCACGACTTCTAGTCGGGTCGTCAATAATGACCAGATCTGCTCTAGTGCCGGCAATGGCAGCGCCAACACCAGCCGCGCGATAATGCCCGCCGTTCGAGGTCGTCCATTCCTCGGCTGCTTCTCTAGTCAGAGAGTAACCAAGTGTTTCCGGATGATCCCGAATTAATGCCTGCGTGCGCCGGCTGAAACCCTCCGCCATCTGTGCAGTATTACTAGCGCAGATCACATCCAAGCCGGGCCGCTGTGCAAATGCCCATGCCGCCGACAATATCGTGCCATACGTTGTCTTTGCGCTGCCCGGCGGCAAATTGATCATTAGTCGCGGTGTGCGGCCCTGAATGGCATCCTGCAACTCTCGGACCAGCAGCCGGTGGTGCGCCGCTAGCGTTTTCCCAGTGGAGGAGAGCGCTTCCATGCACCACGCCGCCAGATCAGCGCGGCCTGGCGGGATCTTCTCCGGCAGCCCGTCGTCAATTCGGCAGAGTTCCAGGAGCACTTCGTTCGGCACTTCCCGAACAGAGGCCCCGTCTAGCCGCCTCAGCGCGGGCGATAGATGCAATGCGCCGGACATCGTCCACCGTCAAAGTAAAACTGCCATCAACCTGAGAAGACGAAAGCCTCGCGTGCACATACGGCGCCGCTTGCACTGCAAAGGCGGCCGCGTTCTTGATGGAACCCGCTCGTAATGCCTCCTGCATAGCGTAGAGAATGACCGCGATCGGACTCATTCTCTTAATGCGAGCTTCCGTTAGCTTGCCAGAAGCAAGTTTAGCCGCTTCTGCAAGCGCAGTTTCCCGATCTACGGTTGTCTTGTTTTTGCTTCCTTTGGGCCGACCACGCGGCCTACCGGTCGCAACATGGGGGATACCTGGCATTGGCCACAATCGCCCAGCAAAAAGGACGGCGTGGTGACGGTCGTTTGCACCACGCCGCCGAGTTGGAGGGGGACCAGCACTCGCCCGACGAGGGAGAACCCCGGGCACAATCCCCGACAATAAAGATTCATTATCATTCTGCGGGCCACACTGTCAAGCACTTTTTTCTAGGATTCGTTGGCGACCTGGCGCATACTGCGCCTCGCGGTGAGGACAGGCCTCCGCCGCCAACGAAGGGAGAACAGACTATGGCAGACATCCATATGCTACCCACGGCATGCATCCAGCCGAATGCCGACGACCTGGCTGATGGCATGACAAAGGCCTGCGCGGATTCGCTTCTGCGCAGCCTCCCGGCGAGGCAGGGCAATCTCCGCCTACTCGCCGAGCTAGCGTTCCTGCACGGGCTACGCGCAGGCCTCCAGATGGCGGCGGCAGCACACGGTCACGACGAGGAATAGGACACAAGGGAGCCGGTCTAGGAAGCATCAAGCCGGCTCCCGCCCCATCAGTCGATCCTCGGCGATCTCGCTGGCATAGTGCTCCACCAGCGTATCCAGCAGGGCTAACAGGCGACCGGTCTCTATTTTGCGGTCTACACGGCGGCCCGTGCGTTGTGCCACGCGTTCGCACCAGCTACTAATATCATGGTTGCACAGCACCACCCAGACCAGGATCTCCTCCTGAGCCGGGCCGATACGCCGCGCAACACGCCGATAATTCGTCCAGCAGGCCACCTCGAATTGCTGCGCTGCTGAAAGCCCGCCCCGAGGGCCAGAGCCGTGACGGATACCAGCGCCCGCGTAAATACCGAGGCCGCCAGGCGTGAGGCCGATCGTCGCCACCTCGTAGGCAATTCGCACTTTTTCGGCCGCTGCGATATGCTCATCGCTGATCCGGCAGCCGCGCGCCTTCATCCTGCGCAGCACGTCACTGCGCCGGTATCCACGCACCTCCCGGGCTTGCCGTTCGCTGCCATGTGCGATCTGCACCGGATCCCGCCAGGTAGCGATACTCACCTGCGCTGGATGCCCCACCTCGCGTGTGATCTCCGGGACCGGGCATTCGATGGGAAGCGCGTCGATCAGCTGCCGTTCCATGTTGTGGCTCCGATCAGGGAGTATCCCCATGACATGTTAGCGCAAGATAGTGTTTGGAGATACACCGCTATTCTGCCGGAGTGTAGGGATTTGCGAGATGCCGGCGCCCGGCCGCCATGGTTGCGCGTAGGGAACTGTCCGCGGAAGCTGACGGAGTGTTCACTACAGCGCATTAGGTGCTACATCAGGAGTAAACGGCGACACGTTGCGCACTTCTTCGGAGCAATTTTCGCATATACGGTTGCCAGGTCCCCAGGATTTGAACGGGCGCCCACAATGCAAGCATGTCCGGATTTTCACTGCGCGCTGTCGGATCTTCTGCTCCTTGCGAGCGCGCAATCTGTTCGTCAGCACGCGATAGCGCGTGCGTATTGCCTCGTCACTACCTCGGCCGAGCGCCCGAGCGATTTTGGCGAAGGACATGCCCTCCTTACGCGCGGCACAAATGAACAGATCCTCCGCTGCGGAGTAGCGCTTGAATGTTAGCTTCACCGTTCCTTCTCCCCTACGACACGAAAAGCTTGTAGCCGGGGAGACCATACGACGCAACAGAAAAAGCCGGGCCGAAGATCCGATGATAGGTCATCATCATGCCGTATCCCTTTGATTCTGCAAGAACAATCAGTTTTGCCGCCGGGATCAATCCAGCAATTCCTCAATGCGCACCGTGGTCGCCTGTTCCTTGCGCGATGGCGCATGCTGCTGATGCACGCTCAACTCGATCCGCGCGGGGTCATCGTCCACGATGAAACTCAGACCGAGGGGGTTGCGCGCGGAGCGCATTTTTACGACGTCGAGAAGCCCTTTCGCGCTCGCCGCCAGGTTGTCAGGGTCGAGTTGCCCGGTGCTGATCCTGGTCACGGTAATGCGAGCGCGGGAGAACGGCGGCCGGGGATAGTGCTCAGGTCCGCGCATCGCAGCCATAATCTCCTGTTGGAGCACGAGCATCTGACGGCGCCGCACCGCCCAGTGCTGCCGATCCCGGACGTTGAGTGATGGCAACAGAAACGGCAACACAAAATTGATTTCGCGCGGCACAGGATCACTCATGGTTTCCGGTCCTCCATTTCCGCCAGTTTCGCTAGACTCATCAGCGCTCATCCGGTTCCTTCGTATTCAATTTGCACATCATCCGCCGCTCGGCGGCGATCTCGTCATAGGCACGGCCATCACCATCAAGGACTGGCTTGCTGTCAGGATAGAGAAGCTGCCAGCGGCGCAGCGCGACGTCCACATAGACCGGCACCACTTCGATCGCTCGGATATGCCGCCCGGTGCGCTGCCCAGCAATGATCGATGTGCCGGAGCCAGAGAACGGCTCGAAGCAGATGTCACCGGCGGCGGCATAGGCTTCCAGCACGAAGGCAGCCAGGGCCACCGGAAATACGGCCGGATGTTCGGTCTCGATGCCGCGCGCCATGTGGCGAGTGATGCGTATGACGTTGTCGGGGATGCGAGATTCTTGGATCGGCTTCCCGACATGGGCCCAGGCAACGACAGTGCCATCGGCCCTGCGCATGGCAGTGGAATGGCCGCCAGCGCGCAGATGGTGGCCTTGGCCGGCGTACTTGCAGGGCACAGTCTTGTTCGGCCTGCGCGGCGTCCGACAGAAATGGAAGACAAACTCAAAGCTCGGCGCCAGGCGGCCGTTCCAGTCGCCCGGCAGCCCGAAACCCTGATCCCATACATACCAGCCGAACCGCTTCCAGCCCCGGGTGCGCATCCATGCGATCCAGTCCCACCAGTAGGGCTGCCATTCGCCGTCGCGATGCACGATGCCGAGATTGACCAGACCTGGCCGTCCTCAGCCATCGGCAGCACGGAAAACACACCTTGCATCAGCCGATCCCAATCGCCGACGCCGCCGCTGGCGTAATTACGCTGCTGCGCATAGGGCGGACGGGTGAAGCACAGAGCAGCGGTCTCGCCGGCCATGACTCGGGCAACATCGTCCGGGCTGGTGCTATCCCCGCAGAGCAGGCGATGCTCGCCCAGCAGCCACAGATCACCCGACCGCACCACCGGATCGGCCGCAGGCTCGAGCGCTTCATCAGCAATGCCATCACCTTCCGGTGCGGTGTCATCACTGGCCGGCTTCAGGAGGCCTGGAATCTCGGCACTGGTGAATCCGGCATGAACGGCCGGCCTTTGAGCCTGTTTCCTGGTTGGATAGATGGGGGCGCGAGTGGCGTTGGCCATCGTTTCAGGTGTCGCTTTCGTTATTGGATAGCCGCGCTCGATCCGCACGCGCGCAGCCCCGGCATGCCCGTCCGTTCGGCATCGTCACCTCGTATTCGATCAATGCGATCTCGCCGCGCAGATGCTCCGCCGCTTCGTCTAGGACGGCAATCGGCCGGCGCCCAAGCGGGCTATGTTTCTGCTCCACGTAGGCCTCGATGCGGCGGCCGATCCAGCGCATCACCGGCACGGCCATGCTGTTGCCCAGAACCCGGTAACGGGGGCCGTCGGGACAATCTGCGGCGGCCTTCCGCCGCCAGGGAATGCGTGTGTAATGATCGGGAAAGCCCTGCAGCCGTTCGCGTTCGGTCGGCGTCAACCGGCGCACAGCCGATTGGAGGACGAAAGTTTCCGTTTCGAAATCTATCCGCCCACTAGCCGAGGCGCAGGCATTCAGGGCGGTTGAGATGTCGATGGAGCCGGAGGTGTTGTTGCCTCCGAAAGCGAGGGGCAGGTCGTCGGAGCTGGAACAGCCATGGCGGCGAGAGCCGTCCGCAAGGCTTCCGGCAACGCCTTGTTCCGCTTCCCGGCACGGCGGAGAATCCCGGCGCAGGCCATCGCGCTCAAAAAGTATCGGGGTGGGATCGGCCCGGCCTCGAGCACCTGCGACAACGAACACACGGCGGCGGCGTTGGGCCAGGCCGAAATATTGGGCGTCGAGGACCCGCCATGCGACTGTCCGCGCGGGTCCAGACACAACACCAGCGTCCGTCCACCTTCCCCCTGGAGCGACCAGCGGACCATCTTCTCCGGCCAGTCCGCCCAGAAAACATCCGAAGGCGTTATCGCGAGTGGATAGGACACCGGAAACGTTCTCCCAAAGGATGAATGCGGGGTCGATGGCGTCGGCCAGGTCTACGAAGCGGAGCGTCAGGTTGCCGCGCGCGTCGTCGAGCGACCGCCGCTGTCCGGCGACCGAGAACGCCTGGCATGGCGTGCCGCCGACCAGCAGGTCGATCCGGCCTCGCCATTCGGCACCGTTGATGGCGGTCATGTCTCCGAGGTTGGGCGTGGCGGGATAATGGTGGGCCAGGACGGCGCAGGGGAACGGCTCGATCTCGGCAAAGAAGGCCGGCCGCCAGCCCAGCGGCGCCCACGCCACGGTGGCAGCTTCAATGCCGCTGCACACCGACCCGTAAACCAATCCGCCATCACGATGGCAATGGCGTACAGCAGGGCTTTCTGGGGGGCGATCTCCGTCTGCGGATTTTTTGATAGTCGGCACGGATCATGGTCCCTGTCGTTCCTGGGCTGGAATTAAACCGCGCGCGCGGGATTTCGGGAGGATGGTCATATCTCTTCGCACTCCATTTCTGCTAGCTGTGCCAAGCCCGCTAATGCTCGCCCGGTTCCTTCACGCTCCATTAGCACATCGTCTGCGGGCGGATGCGTTGCCAGCCAAGAACGCCATGCGGCGATGAAATCCTGCCGTGCCTTGGTCATGAGAACGTAAGAAGTGTTTTGTTCGCTCAAGGCGCGTCTCCTGTTATATAGCATCTCTATCGGTATCAACATCACTCATACTCCCTGTTCCTGCGTCTGGTAATTCTGGAGAAATGAAGCAAGACGAATATCTGCCGGTGCTGGCATCGTAGTTTAGTTCCGCACTGCTACCCTTTCTGCCCCATCGACTGAAGCGCGATTTCCAGAGATGGACCTGAGTGACCTGATCTGGTGTGTGTATTGTCAGCCCTAAATCGGCTTTGTTGCTCCAATTTGCGCTGTTGCCGCAAATAGCCATGATCCCATTGCGGCGAGTAACGTAGGCTCCGGTCGGAACGGTCAAACAGTAAATGGGGCCGACGTAATCGACTTCACGTCTATTCCTCGGGATGACAATGACCCGTTGTGTGCGGTTGGGATGTCCAATCGTCACCTGATATCGGTCGTGATGGTGCAATTCGGCGCGGCCGGCAAAGTTGGCGGAGGCGTATCGGCCGAGTTCTATAGCCAGTCTTTGGACCTCGCCGGCGAGACGCTTGCTAGTAGTCGCATAGACGCATCCCGCCTGCCTGATTTTATTCGGGTCATATGGTCGCTGGTGTCCGTCACCGGCAATTAGAGCATCAAAAATGATCTGCTTTGTTCGTCTGTCGAGTTGCCACACCTCTTCGGGAAGTCGTTTATTAGCCGCACCTTGGCCGCATTTTTGTATGATCCAGTCACAAAACTCCTGCGATCCCCGGCGCAATATCCGCGCACGCCACATTGGCTGCTCGTTGGGGCGCGAGGCGGGGGCAGGGGCAATGGCTTCTGTAAACGGAATGCCTAGCCTCTTGACAACACTCCGGATTTCACCATTCGCCGCCGCCGCCTGGCAGACGGCCGGCGCGTTCTGAGAAGTCCACCCCTCCGCCACAAACCACCCAACGAACGCCCACGCCGCGTCTTGATCAACAATTCCTGGAATGATCGCATTGGAGTTCGGAGCAATCAATTGTGCCGACATTGGCATCCGGTATTTAGCGTGCTTCAAATCGCGACTTTCCGAGAACTGCCATCCTTGATGCGACCACGTATCCGGACGCCCCAGCCTTTCATGTCCTGACGCTTTGCCGGGCCGATCCCACGCAGCTTGCAATAGCATTCGGTGGTTTGGTGTCACTAACAGATCAAGACTATATCCTACGTAGTGGTGCATAGGTCCCGAGTAATTATACTTGTGCACCACACTCGGGCGTTGATAAGATAGGACGTTCTGAGTTGGATCAAAGCAGCACACTTGATCATCAAGTGTCACGTCTTTATGCGGCAACCATCCTCTCTGCGTCAATACTTCTGTATCGGAGGAATAGCAGCCCGCGATGTCATATGGTCCGGGCGGCCCGAGCTTGTCCCCGCTTTTCGGCGGCTGCATTTTGGCCGGGTGGACCACAACCCACACATTGCAGCCGTGGCGCTGCGCGAACGAGCGGAGCCGTTGCAATGACCGGCCGATATAGTCCGTCTCCGATAGAAGGCCGCGCTGGTGCTCGATCTCATTCCACGGATCGATCAGCAAATCGGTGGTGCCAAATCGAAGCACGCACGCTTGTGCTCGTTCTAATATCCAATCGAGCGTCGGCGCGACGTCCTCAGCATCCGATGCCAGAAATGACATGCGGCCATGCAGCCAGTCGCCAGCCTGCACGCGTTCTTCTCTGCTCATCAATTGAGTTCCTGCCGGAACGTGTCTGCCTGGCAACGCCGGCTTTCCGACCAGGACTTGCGCGCATTGGATGGCAAATGCCTGCCACGGCTGCATTTCCGGCGAGAACACCAGCCACCGACGCGCGTGCTGGCGCATCAGGTGGACCATCAGAAATACCGTCCAGACCGATTTTCCAGCATTCGGCAAACCGGTGACGACGATCAGTCTTCCCTCGCCTGGTATTTTCAGAATATTGTCAGTTGCGGCAGCGCCAGTGGATAGGACCTCAGGGGCCGGCAGCTGTAGGAATTCGTCTAGTGCGGCCCCAGTTACGTCCTGCACGCCGTCAATCGGGTATGGCCGCGCCGCCTCGATGCAGTCGCGCACTGCCGCCGGACCGCGCGTCCGCAGCACATCGTTGGCATCCTTGCAGCCTTCCGGCCAAGCCACGAGCCAACAGCGGTGCTTGCCTAAACGCCGAGCAAGCTCCTCCCGCAGGACCATGCCAGGCTCGTCCTGATCTCCGGCCAGGACAAATTTCCCCACCGATTCCAACAGTTCCGCATGCGTTGCCAGCGCCGCGAACCGCCTGTCTGTTTCGCGCCTCGGATCGTCCTCGTTCCGCAGCTCAGCCGGGGCGCCGTCTTTCAGGCTCACAGTCTGCGGATAGCCCGCCTCGTGGAGAGCCATCACGTCGAGTTCGCCCTCAACCCAACACACCACGTCCGGCGACGTGATGGCATCGACGTTGAACAGGGTCGGCAGCGCGTCCGGCTCCTGCATCATCGGATTCTTCTCGGGCGGCCGATATTTCCGGTTCACCACCTCGCCGTGGTAACGGTAGGGGAACACCAGCGCCAGCCGCTCGCCGAGTCCTGGAAACTTCTTCCTGATCAAGTAACATCCGAACGCATCGACTGTTTCGGCGCTGATGCCACGAGATGCAAACCAGTCATACATCTGCGCCGGGCGAGAAATCACTTCCGGTGCATGTTCAACCGGCCGGCGAGGTTCGCGTATTTGTTTCCTGGTAAACGGAACCACTCGGCCATCAGTCGATCGTAACTTGCCACCCGATGACCACCCGCACTTGGCGCGGTGGCACTGCCAGACGGCACCCTCCCCGTCCTCGTCGATCGTCAGCGACAGCGACGCCTCCCGTGTATGGCCGCCGCCACATTTTGGGCAGATTAGCTTTTCGGTATGGCCAGGACGAAATGATTTCGGGCGAATGCCGTTTTCTGCCAGCAGATCCGGTAGGCTATTCGCGCTCATGATCAGAGGCTCCCGTGGATACGTTGAATGTTCGTCCCCGGATAGACGTTCGCCTGCACCTCTGGATTGGTGCGGTTCCTGTAATTACCCTCACGAATTTTTAAGGCATTTTCTGGTTTTATGCACCAATCCAGGCAGCACGGAAACTTGCCGCTCGTCAAAAATGTGCTGTCTGCAATCTCTTGGCAGAACCCACGCCACCCTTCGATGCCGCCTAGATCGGCGATCAGCTTTCGCATTCGGGTTTGCCTGGCGTCTGTCATTCCGCGTGCTTTTGGCAGCTTGTTGGCGACGGTTTCATTCCACACTGCCAGCGCTCTGTCAACCAGGCTGGGCATGCTGGAGACCGAACATTCTGCGATTCGCTTAGGTGACGTGCTGTCATCTTTCTTCTTTGGTGTACTTTCTTCTTTCTGGACTATGGACTCTGGACTATGGACTGCTTGAGGTTCGAATGGCAGCAAGTCATTGATTTTGGCCGATTCGGGCGATTTTAACGAGGCGTTTTTCGCGCGTTTTTCGCGCGTTTTTCGCGCGTTTTTCGTTCGTTTTTGCCCTCCTGCGGAACCCGCTGAGGACAGGATTCCGTGCTCGATGCCGGCTTTGGTCAGCTCCTGCTCTGCCCGTCCGTTCGTCAGGCAGCCATCCACGAGCCGCAGCTTGCCGGCGGCGATTAGCCGGTCTCGGATTGCCCGCCAGCGGCGAGGACCGCACCCGCAAACTTTGGCCAGCTTCGATGCGTCGTTGTCGATTGGACCGCCGCGCATATAGATCAAATCCAGCAGGACGATGTAAACGCCCTTTTCCTCGGCGGTTAGTGTGCTGGTTCCGGCGATAAAATCGCTCGGGAAGTGCTTGTAGTAGGGCCGGGCGCTCATGGCGGCGTCCTCCGGCGTGGCGCAAACTTACAGAGGAACCGCAACGGGTAGTTGCGCGGGGAGGGAATAGATGCTATAGGAAGCGTAGCCATGTCGCATCGTCTCCTCGGCATGTGTTAGCCGCTGCCACGGCGATCCGCCTATCAGCCCCCGGGTTCCAGCTCGGGGGTTTGGCGTTCCGGAGGACACACTAGCTCGCACCCGGCGACCGCTGCAAGGGGCGTTTTGGATGTTGCCATTGTGACCATTGCGCGCAGGCTCGGTGCTGCGTAGCTGCTCTAGCTGGGATGGTGACGAT